GTTCACTTTCTGGCGGTGCCATGATTAAAAACTCCGGTAACTTCAGCGGCGCGGGTCTCAAGGCATTAGAGGCCCGTATCCGTGAATTGGGTAAGAAAAAAGTGGTGGTCGGTGTACCAGCAGCAACGAATGGTGTTCGCGATGACGGGTTGAGTAATGCCACTATTGCCGCAGCGCATGAGTTCGGTGTGCCCGGTCATATTCCTGAGCGGTCTTTTTTGCGGTCAACGCTGGGTGAAAATAAAGGCAAAGCGGCAGGGTTGCTTATTCGCGAGCTGAAGGCTGATATCTCACAGGGGGATTTTTCAGGCAGGGCTTTTGCCATTGTCGGTGAAAAACTGTCAGGCGAGGTAAAGCGTAAAATTCAGTCCGGTATTAATCCTGAATTGGATCCGAAAACGGTAGCGCGGAAAGGGTCATCAAAACCGCTGATCGACACCGGCAACCTGCTTCAGTCCATAACCTACGAGGTGCGCGATAAATGATGGATAACTTTGCTGAAGATATCTTCTCCGATCCGTTCTTCGCGCAGGAGCGTGAGTTTGAATCCGAATCCGGTGAAAAACGTACGCTGACCTGTATTGTTCAGCCAGCCAGCACCACCGATCTGCAAATTCTGCCGGAGGGCGACCGCTATAACCCGACCGTCCGGGTGATGACGCAGGAGCCGATTACGCCGAAGGATTTGTTTTACTGGAATAACCACCGCTGGCGCATCATCGACAAATCACCGTGGAATGATTATGGCTATTACGACACTCTCGCGACTCGATATGAAGGCAGTCAGACGGGTGATAGCGAAGGTTTCCCAATTACCTGAAGACAAGGTGATTGACGGCAACGGCGAGACAGATGTATCGGCGTGGAAGTATTACATTTCTGTTAATCAGGGAGCATCCGACCCCATCGGGACAGAAATCAAGTTTGACGGCCTGAATGAAAAAGAAATCATCACGACCACGCGGGAAACCATTATCTCAGTCAATGCCTTCGGAAATAACGCTTACCTCCTGTTGGAAAACTTCTCAACCGCACTATCAACCCACTTTGCACAGCAACTATTAAAAAGTATAGGTGCTGGCATCGTCCGTAAATCTCAAATCCGCAACCTGCCGACAGCCATTGCCGGTGGTAAGGAACAACGGGCGCAAATCGATTTAACTCTCTCTCACATTCACCGGATGGAAGCCCCGTTAAACCGTGGCGAAACCGTGGATATTACTGTCGAGGACGATTAGTAATGAGTTTACAAATTAAAGAGGTGGTCAACGCTCAGATCCTCCCGCAGTCGGCAGCGGCACAGCGGAAAGATTTAAGCATGGTCGCCATTTTCACATCCGATATCGGAGATCCGTTTCAGGACGCACTCACGCGCTATGTATTCGTGTCTGACGCAACTGATGTGGCTAACCTGTTCGGAACCAGTTCAAAGGCGCACAAGGCGGCTCAGGCGTTATTTTCGGCACGCCCGAAGTTGAAGCGAGCCATGATTGCGCGATTCGCAGAAAAGGCGCAGGAGATTCCGGTCACAGCGAACGCACTGAAAGGGTCAACGCTTTCTTCCGGTATCAATGCATTCAAGGCCATCACTGACGGCGCAATGACGCTGAATATCGGCGGTGAGGAAGTTGCGTTGTCCGGTATGGATTTCAGTAAGGCTATCGACTTTACTGATATCGCTGCAGTGATTGAAGCGAAACTACCGGAAGATGCCAATTTACAGGCTGTCTGGGATGCGGTAGGTCATCGCGTCATTATCCGGGCGGCAACTGCGGGGGCTTATCCTGAAACCCGCATCGGTTACGCCACTGAACCGGCAACCGGCACTTATGTCGGCGGCATGCTGAAACTGGAAGACGGACAGGCGACCATCGTCACCGGGAAAGCAGCGGAAACAGTACCGGCGGAATCACCGTCTGAGGCACTGCATAAACTCCAGAATATCTATCAGGACTGGTACGGCGTGTACTTCGCTGACCTACTGACAGATGAACAACTCGACGATGCGCATACATGGGTAGCAGCGGCTGACATGAAAGTGATGGCCTATACCGCTATCCGTGATGAACAAATCGAGTGGGACAACGACAACATCCTGAAAAAGCTGTACGACAAAAACAGCGGTCGCCTGATGGTGCAGTTCAATAAAACCGGTGATGACCACGCCGCCGCTGAATTACTGGCTATCGCAGTATCGACACAGTGGAGCGGTCAGAACACGGCGAAAACCGTGAAGTTCAAACAACAGACATCCGTCCGTTCTGATGACCGGATTACACAAACCGAAGCGCAGAAGTGCCGTCGCCTCGGCATCAACTTCTATACCGACTATGACGGCATCAATATGCTGGCAGAGGGTACCATGCTCGGTAAGACGTTTATCGATGAAGTGATGGGGCTGGATGCGTTTATTGATGCCTGCCAGAAACAGGCATTCACCACGCTTCAGGCTAACCCGACCAAAGTTCCGCAGACTGACAAAGGGCAGTCGATGCTTATCGGCGACCTGAATATCATCGGGCGTGAATTTGTGCGCAATGGCTTTATGGCAGGCGGCATCTGGCGCGGGAATGATATCGGCGAAGTCACCTACGGAGACCGGCTGGAAGAGGGCTTTTACTTCTACTCAGACAGCTTCGACACACAGTCACAGGCAGAGCGCGAAGCCCGTAAGATGATGCCGATCATGTGCGCCATCAAACTGGCCGGTGCCGGTCACTCTGTTGACCTGATTGTTCAATTTAACCGTTAAGGAGTAATCAATGGCGGTATACAGACATGACCGCAGTATTCTCATGCTTAACGGCTACGAGATTACTGCGTGGGATGAGTCGTCTGATTCATTCTCTCTTGCGCCTGTCGGTGATGACGGCACCTACACAATCGGTGCTGGCGGGCGTGGCGTGTTCGTGTTCACCGGCAACGAGTCGGCAATTCTGACGATTAAACTTCTGGAGCACTCTCCGGACAATGAGTTTTTATCGCAACTCCGGAACCGCATTCTGAACAGCCAGTCAGCGCCGAGTCCGATTGAAATGTACATGAAAGACACCTGGAACGGGGACGAAATCATCGGTGAACGCGGTTTTCCGACAACGCCGCCAACGATTTCACGTGGCACCGGCCACAATGCGACCACCTGGACGTTTCAGTTTGAGCGTGCAGTAACCAAATTAGCAAAAGGAGCATTTAACTGATGGAAATCGACGGCATCACCTACGAACACCGTGACGCGAACTTTATCATGGCTAAAACAGTCGGCATGAAACTCATGCAGTTGCTGAAAGGCAATATCACGCTGTCCGGCAGTGAAGTAAATATCGATATCGGAGGCGCACTGGCGAATATCGGTACTCCGGACTTTGCCGGGGTGGAGAAATTTGTGCTGAAATTTGTGACAGTGACTGATGAATCCGGCGTGGTTGTTCATATCGATCAGCCTGACGTATTTAACGTCCATTTTAACAAGCACAAATCCCATTACTTCCAGCTGGTTATCGACGGCCTGAAGTTCCACTTTGCCGGTTTTTTGCCCGCTGGCCTCGCATCCAAAGTAAATACGCTGGACTTGGACAATCTGAATCTGGTGTAGACGGCGATACTGACTGGTTAAAAATGCTCCCCGTCATGGAAGGCAAATACACTGGTCATGACCTGAGAACCACAGCAACGCTCGACGATGTGCTTGATTTTCATGAGGCATATGTCGAGCGTTTGTTATCTCAACAGAGGGCAGAGGATGGAAATAGAGGAACTTCTGGTCGCCATCGGTATTGATACCTCACAGGCGGCAAAGATTCAGGAGGTCGTCGTTGCTCTCGGGGCTGCTGCGGTTACGATGGCTAACGAGGCCAACAAATAAACGGCAATCTGGACACCATTGGCGAAAGTGCTGCGCAGGGGGCGGAGGAGGCCGGTAAAAAGGCAGAAGAAGCCGGGCGCAGTATGAGTAAACTGAAGATGATCGCCGTCGGGGTCGGCGCGGTTATCGGCTTTGTCTCCGGTAAGGTACTGGGCTTTCTCGACAGTGCGATTGCCGGTGCGAAGAATCTGTCAAAAGAGAAAGGGCTGCTGTTCGATATCTCAAAGCAGGAGCTGCAGCAGGCTGATGAGTATCAGGAGGCCATGAAGAAAACAGGGCTGTCGATTGAGTCGATAAAGACAAAGATAGCCCTGAACCTGGTACCGCAGCTGACTGCCATCACGCAGAAATTCAACGACTGGCTCGGCGCCAACAAAGAGCTGATAGCCGCAGGGCTGACAAAAGTCATTCAGTGGGGCGGTAAATTCTTCCAGGTGATTATCAACACCGGTCGAGCTATCGGTAAGGTTATCGACAACACCATCGGCTGGAAAGGTGCGCTGGTGTTGCTGGCCGGGGCATTCCTGTACCTGAACAGGGCGATGCTGATGAACCCGATAACCTGGGTCGTCGCCGGTATCGTCGGTCTGATGCTGTTGCTGGATGACCTCATGGTGTATCTGGACGGCGGGGAATCGCTGTTCGGTGACTTCTGGGGCGCGTGTGTCGGCTGGATTAAGGACGTCATTGCCTGGTGGAATGAGTTTTACGCCAGCAACAAAGAAATCCTTGATGCGGTATTCGCTGCATGGTCGAAAGGCTGGGAGGCGATTAAAACGATATTCGGCGGGGTCTTTGACTACATCAAAAACCTGATGAAGCTGATTGTCGGCATCTTTACCGGTGACACGGATTTAATCGGTGAAGCCTGGCAGGGAATGTCTGATGCGATTGAAAAGATGTGGGAGGGGCTGAAGCTGTATTTCAGTGCTGTTTTCGACTTCCTCGGCGCATTGTGGACGGGTTACAGCAAAGCGGCATCCAAAGCATGGGATGCGGTTATGCGCGTAGTCCGCCGAGTGTTTGACTGGATTAGAAACGGCGTTAAAGCTGTTGTTAATGCAGTGAAAACCACCTTCCTGGCTGTCGTTGACTTTATCGCCGCACCATTTCGTAACGGCTGGAACCTGGTTAAAAAGCTGTTCGATATTTGGGGTAACGATTCCTCATCATTCACAGACAAAATCAAAGAAACCTTTGAGGCTGTCGTGAAGTTTGTCTCTGAACCGTTTGAAAAAGCATTTAAGGCCATCGGAAAGGCATTCGATGAAGTGATGAACTGGATCCGAAACGGTCTGGATGAAATCAATAACTCTGAGATAGCGAAAAAA